AAAACGGGCGGGTAATATCACTACCTTTGAGGTAAAGGTCACCAAAGATAGGAAGATCTAAATACGGCTTGTTATCTTCGTTTGACGTAAAGGAGAATAGGATTTCCTTGTCAGAAACTTTAGCTGCGCGTCCGGCATTCAAATGCTCTAACCACTTCTTAGAAAGATCTGAGTTCGCAAGTATGTTTGAAATGTTACTAAAGTGATTTGTAGCAAAGAAATCCCGTTCTGCGGTAATAGCTTTCTTTGTTGCTTCGGTAAGATCAGTCCTTGCAGCAAGGGACTTTTCAAACAGATCGTCATCGAGTTTGACGCCGATAGGAACAAAAGGCAGTCCATATCCGTCATCCCGTATGTTGAGAGCTAGTTTATCTTTATCCTTAAATACTTTAAGTGGCGCGTTTTGGACGGCGATTTCCTGAATAGCTAATCGAACGTCTTCTGGGTTTTTATTAAACTTCTTAGCGATACCCATGACAGTCGAGTCGATGTCATCGAGCATCGCCTGATCAATAGCTTTCTCGCGTGCTACCCCAGAAGGCTTAGAATCCCCAATCACGCCAATGACAGTCTCAAGTCCGGCCCTGATAGGTTGTGCTACTCTCTTCCTGAACCCTTCTTCAAAATGATCAAAAGAACTATAGTCTCTTTCAGCCATTCTTTTACCAATGGCTTCTAACTGGATGGATAAGTCATCATCGTTAGCAAGTTCAGATCTAATCAAGCTCTCAACTTCACCAAGCTGCATCATTTTGTAGCGTGGGATATTTACCCCATCAGCTACTTTCAGCAAACCAACCTGCTCAATGCCTATTGCGTCACTAAGACTGACACCACCCCCTGCTTCTTTTGATTTACGCAAGGCTTCATGCAATGGTAAATCCATAGCAGAGTCACCCGCCTTGATGAAACTGTTCCCTTGAGCGTCAGTAAAGCGTCCAAAACTAATCTCACCTGCATCTAGCTTTGCTTGAAGCACATCGTTTCGCGTAGCGTTGACAGAAGCGAGAGCGTTTTCCGTCAACCGCTGGATCTGTTCAGGCGTCTTGGCACCCTCGTTTCTCTCAAGGTATGCGTTTCCGTTGTGCCACTCATCTTGCCCCAGCGAAGTGTGCGCTACCATGTCACGCACTTTTTGATCTAGTGTCGGTTCGTTGTATGCGTCTATCTGAGATACAACGTCATCACTATTCTCATTTGTAAGAAGACCTTTTGCAGCTAATGCTTCTCCTAACTCGCTTTGAATACTAACTTCAACGTCTTCGTTGTAGCCTTTATTCTTTATGTATTCTTCGCGCAGGTAATCCCCATAACCAAGGTGGGCCTGAAGAGGATCTTGAGAAGGCTGTCCACTTGACCAATCGTCGTAGCTGGAAACTTCTAGTTTATTGACAGACAAAGGCCCATCGGGGCCTGTTAGATTGAGTCGATCAAGCGGGTTAAACGGTTCTTCTGACATAGCAGCAAGACTAGGTTATGTAGGTGTATGTGTATTAAGTCCCCCAGTTGCCTATTTTGTTAGGACTGGAGTTAGCTTCGGAGTTGTATCCAAAAATGGTTCCTTGTCTCTTGATATTTTCTACCTTGAGATCGTAAAGTTTTCTTTTGAGTGTAGGCACAAACTTAGTCATATCAGAAGACTGACCAATAAACTCTTCTATTTGTGCCCTATTCATCCCTTGAAGGGTGCCAATCCTGATGGCGAGGTCCACAGCTTCTACTCTTGCTTCGGGTGTATATTCTTTTGGCTTAGACGGATCTACTCTAGCTCCACCGGCCAAACCAGTAGCAGCAGCGGCTGATTCATCCAAGCCGTCTAAATTAACTGGATCCGCAAGGACACCAATCGTGTCTAAATCGATAATACGTTTTTCAATATCTGAGAAAAGACCCTCTCTTGTTTTAAGGAAGGTCAACTCATCTTCTTTCGCTATCGCAGCTTCAGCTTTGTCAGCTTTGTCCTGCGTCCGCTGACGCATACCCGCTGCAAACTCAGCGTTTGTTGTGTTGGGATCAAAACCGACCTGCCCAAACCTAAATCCGCGCTCGAACTTTTCTTTTTCGCTCGCTTTCCTAGAGGCAATAGAAGTTTGATAGGCATCAAAAAGACCACCAAGAGAGGGAACTTGCCCAATATCCATTGAATAACGCCCCCTTAGACGAGCGGCTTCACTAGCTTTTTGGAAGTTATTAAGTTCAGGATCTTTATCGATTGCATCAAGCTGACTCAAAACTTCTGGCATCCTTTGCATGATGGCAGACTCGCGCTTGGAATCTTCCATAGTTTTCTGCAAATCAAACAAAGACTTTCTCGCGTTGATGTCTGCCGCACGCATTGCCATACGTTGCGACTCTTGCTGCATACGCAACTTCTCCATGTCAATAGCCGCTTTATCCTGCTGTGCCCTTGCCGCATTCAACATGCCCTGCATTTGTTGCAAATTCTGCATAGCTGCTTGACGCTCCCTCTGATTCATATCATCAGTAGGTAGCATACCTGCTATTGCTTCGGGTCCAAACATCTGACCGCGCATACCCCCAGCCATGTTTTGCGGCTGGAGAGCACCGTAGATTTCGTCAGGCGCGATAGGGTTGAAGGTAGCCATTACGATCTAGGCATTGCGTTTTGAAGTCCACCAGAGAATGGGCCTACCAGCCCAAATTGATTATTTTGCGTTGTAGGATTAAACAAAGGTCGAGGACTAAGGGCAGGTCTTGGCTGCATTGACTGCATTATATACTGCATCAACGCTTGATTTGCAGCAGCTTGTTGTTGGCGACCGGCTTCGGTGCTCACCTTACCTCCTCTGGAACCAACTTGTCGTCTGGCCCCCAGCTTACCTGTGCTCACGCCGCCACCTTGCGTGTTCCTGTTATAGAAGTCTTCGTAGGATTCACTGAACCCCCTATCTAAAAGATTTCGGTTTCTAAGGAAATCTCGTATTTGCTCATCTCTGAGTCCTAATTCTTTTCCTCTTTTGAAAGCATCGACCATTAACTTCTCTCTGGTCTCTGGATTTTGGAATGCGCTCGACGGGCTGTCGCTGTAAGCAAATTGACTTTCTAAATCTCTAGCTAAGGCACGCCGACCCGCATCTCTTTGCCGACCTTCATACATCAGGTCGCTAAATACTTCGTCATCGAAATCACGTTGATATCTGCGTTCCGCTTTTCTTTGAGCTTTCTCGTTGTCTTCTCTCTGCTTCTCAGAACGCATGAGGTCATCAAATACTTCGTCATCAAAATCACGCATGAATCGGCGTTCTGCTCTGCGACCTTTTTTAGCTGCTGCTTCTTCGTCTGATTTTTTCTTAGCGACTGCTTCATCATCAGCACGCATCTGCTTAATCCCAGTTTTAGGATTAAACAGAGACAACCTTTCTTCGGGGTCTAGTTTGCCATCTGGCTTGCTATCGTAAACAGGGTTGCCGTCATCATCAAAACCAGTTCTAGCGCCCCGCGTGTCAAACTTAGTCATCAACCTGTCAGGGTCATTCTTTGCAAGCTCTGCAAGATATTCCCTATCGGCTTGGTTAAAAAACATATCAGCCCTCCTAGCAGTGCCTCTTTGTTTTTTTTCCATTACGTCTTCATAAGAACGTGCGCCTCCTTCTTGTTGAGTGCGTTCTGCTCGAAGCCTTTCAGCTTCCATAACTTGTTCTTTTTCAGACTCAGCAAATTGAGCATCGGCAGGGCGACCTGCTAAGAAACGACCTGCATTTTTTGAGGCCCCAGAATAATTTGCTCCGAAAAACTTTTCTGGTGCAAATTCAAGACCCGAGCCTTCAAGACCCTGAAACATATCACTAATTACTTCCCGCCTCCCCAAAAGTCTTTCCTTGCCTGATTTTACAGCAGCCGCACCTGCTTCACCTCTGGCTCCAACATTCATTGGGTCTTCAGCAGCAAAACCTGTATAAAGGCCATCTGTAACAAAGCCAGCAGGAGCAAACAGTTTGCCCATTCGGGGGTCAACGTCAGCGCCTTGAAGTCCTAGTTTATTTCCAGCAAGCTCGGCAAGCCCTGCAATATTAGCACTCATCATAGACACAGGGTTTAATAACCCGCTCTTAGCTCGCTGCGCCATTTCACCAAGCCCATAACCACCGTCGAACTTTTGTGTGTCTTCTCTAAATGTATCTCTTCTTTTTTCTAGTGCTGCTCTCTTTCCTTCCTCCCCAAAGCCCTCATCTCCAAAAGCCATACTTTGATAAAGACCAGTTGGCGAAAAGCGTCCTTGGAATTCATTTCCAAGATACGCTGGGAGAAAGGCTCTGCTACCTATTCCTCTAAAAACTGGCCTGTTAAGCAAGCGAGAGAGTCTGCTAGGAATTGCAGGTGGGCTTGCGGGTAAACGAGCAGGGGGAGATGCTGGCATACGCGGTGGCACTGTCCTTGCAGTTCCGCTAACGTCCCTCATGGGGACATCTATAGGGGGAGGACCAGAAGGAGATAATAATACGGGGCCGAGATTGCTGCCTCCATATGGAACGATTCCTGTGCTCATAATGTAATTTTGTTAAAGGCCAACAGTGCCTCCGTATTGCTTAATCTGTGTGTTCGGGTTCTTACCAAGTCCTCGGTAAGAAGCCATCGGTGAAGTGCTTGGGGTTGTTGAGTCGCCTACAGCTCCGGTGTTCCGTTTAGGAAGAGCCTGTTGCATTGCTTTCTTTTTTTCAGCTTCGCGTTTTTTTCTTTGACGCTCTTCCTCTTCCTCGTCTTTTTTCCTCTGCTCTGCTTCTGGGTCTTTAGGCAATGCAGCTACGTTTGTTTTTGTAGAAGTAGCGGTGGTATCAAAACCTGAAAGAAAATTTAGAAACGGATTACCCGTGTCGATGTTGCCAAAATCTTCAAAAAGAGCCATCTCAATGATTGCTAAAATGCTTTAGCATATTATGATTTAAGGCTTTTCGTGTCAATCAAGCAAAACAGCACTAGAGTTCTGCAAAGCTTTGCCCAGATCCTTAATTGTCTGAGGTCGTTTATTATAATTCTTTGCACCCTCTTTAGGTGGGTCAACTGCTACCAGACCCAAACGCTGTCTAGCACAATCCAAGGCTAAAAACGCTGCGTCCGCAAGGTCTGGACTGCTGCCGAATCTAGCTTTGAACTCAGGCTTGGACTCGATTTTAACCCGCAACGTCCCGCTTTTTACCATGTCGTAGTTTCGGCTGGTCATTTCACTGGCCAGATTTGCAGTGATTCCAAACACCTGCTTAGTCCGCATCAATTCTTTTCCAACGAACCACAGCTCAGAAACTCGGTTCATATACAGTTCCTCTCCAACTAACTGACTACTAGCACTTACCCTCTTGTCACTAGCTTTTCCCCCGAATCCGACACGCATGAATTTATTCGACCACTCACCCGCGAGCACATCACAAAATGGAGCACCCGCTCCTGTAGCATCGACCGCTACGTTCTCTGCCAGAATTTTGTTTTTCTCACAGTGATCCTTAATCTGCCGGACAATCTGATATGTGCGCGGAACTGCTTTATTTGTAGCGTCATCGTTAAGGTGGATAGCCTTGTCGAACTCTATTACGTAATGTCCGTTTTTATTATACCCGACAGTAGCAGTGTATAAGATGGTCCGGTCACCCCCGTTTGTAAATGCAGGGTCAAGACCCGCGACCTTGGTGGTTGCGCCCTCCCACTCTACACGGTTCATAGCGCCACTCATGGTCAGCTCGTTCTCGGTGTATATGCCAGTGGTTTCATCAGAGTCAAAGAACACGGCACGAACCATTCGCATGTATCCCCGTGACTCCTCTCCCAACAAAGCCCTGTCTTCATCAAGCTTTTGCTGTGTGGGTAGCCACGGGTAAACAACCTCCCCTGCGAGGACGTTGGGGCTACGCTCCCCATCGAGCCTTAAATACTGACCGTCCCACTTAGTTTTCCATGTATCATCGACATTGGTGTCAACAGAGTCCCATCCATTCTTAGGTTCAGACCAAACCCCAAAAGCATCAAAGCGGCTGTTCGGGTTAGACATCCCGATCATTTGGAAGTGCGGGTTCTTAGAAAGGTTTGTCAGGCCAGCATTTACAATACTTTCAGAAATCTCTGAAAGCTCATCGCCAATCAGGATAACTCGTTTTTGTTTTATACCGATAAGCTTATTGGTCGCCTCCCGTGTCCTTGCTTTCTCAGCAGCTACCAGCGAAAGCCCCGCTCTCTCAATGAGTGTTCCATTTTCATTAACGTAACTAGCGTTACCTATTGAGTCCCTTATCTTTATTGGTGCTCCTTCAATAACCGTAAGCAGCGTCATTACAGAACCCCATATCCGTTTCCTCGCTTCCCGCAAAGTGGTAGATGTCATCAGAACAAGAGTGTCCTGTGGTTGCGATAGCCAGTTGACAATACCCCACGCAGCCATCGTGTGACTTTTTCCTGACGAGGCCGACCCACCAATCGACAGGTATTTATTTTTTATCGCAGCCCGTATCATTTTTTCAGCCCACGGGTGCTTGACCATAAGCTTTTCTGGTAAGTCTGCGTTGTTCCAAAGCTCATCGCACACACGCCAGAAGTAAAACTCCTTTGCGCGTGGAGCATCGTGGTTTGCGAAACCATACAATAACCCTGTCAAGAGACTCGTTGGGGGTATTAACAAACCCCCAACATCCATCTTCTTGGTCTTTGGGTCAATGCGTGGCTCCAGTATCGTCTTGAAGGACCGCTTCTTCTTCGCCATACTACTTAAGTAATTTAGTAAAAACTGTGTTGCCTGACAAACCCAAAGAGACCCTGCAAGAAAGAGCGTTAAAAATGTATAACGCTGACTGGAAGACCGTAGCCATTGCAAAAGAACTGGGTGTCCACTCAGGGACAGTCCGCAGGTGGTTTAAAAAACTAGGTCTCCCACCACGGAAGAATCAAAAAGACATGGCTTACGAAAAGCCGGTAGAAGTTAGTCCCGAAGCTAACATTGAGTTTGATGCCGATGAACTAGCTAAAGACTTAGAGGACAACTTAGATAAGCGGACAAGAGAAGCTATCCTAAGTGCCCAGCATGACGCTCGCACCGAAGAGGATAAAACGATCTTGGAGATTGCAGAGAATCAAGCGACACCGGCTGAACAGTATCAGCATTACATCGCGGCTCAAGGGATCAAACTCATGCGCGATAATATCAAAAACCTGCGTGGACCGAAGACGGTCAAAGATCTGGACCAACTGGATCAGATAATAAGGCGCAGTCTTGGCCTCGGTGCAAAATCAGGAGGCAACAGCAAAATGCAAATCGACATCTCAATCCTAAATAATTCTAAAGCAGATAAGGGTGGGGGAAGCGTGCAACCAATAATTGATATCGAACCTAATGATCAACAACTTTGATTCAGAGAGTTTTAATTACGACCCACTCGACGACCCCTATGCCACTCGGCAAATAGGAGTTGAGCTAGATTTAAGTGGTGGCGATGAAACCGATGAATCAACGACAACACTGGTCTTATTTGCTGAACTAAAAGAGGCGCTCCTCGGAGTTGTCGAGCACCCACAAAACCCATCTATTGCGTGCTACTCGTCAAGTATGACGATTGCGTTACTCAAGAAAAAACACGGACTCACAGAAGCGCAAGCTGGCATGGCTTTGCAAGAGTTGATGCGGACAGATTTAGGTCCAGATACACCATGCTTTCTTGATACCAGCATCATCGATGAATGACCTATTCCAAAATAGAGTTGTCGAGCACAACCCAAAAGTTCTTGTGCGAAAAGATAGTAGCACCAAGAACGAATTTTCTTTTGTCGTTCAAGAAAGAGTAGGTCGTTTTTACCGTGTTGTCCCAAAGACAACGAGAGATGTTTTTTACCTGAAGTCCTTAAACAAAGGTTACGACTACTTCACACCCGCATACGGTGACGGGATAATAATTTCAGCGCACGTTCTTTGATTGTAGGAATCGACAACGGTTTGAAAGGGGGTCTCTGTGCTATATCTGAGCCAGACGGAAAGATTCTTGCCAAGTGTTCCATGCCTACGATGCACCGATCAAAGAAAACGGAAATTGATTCAGCAAAAATCAAAGCATGGCTGGCTTCGCTCAACTCAAGCTTCATCCTTGCTGTGGAAGAGCCACTTGGGTTTGCAAAAAGTTCTCAAGCAGTCCGGTCTATGGCGCTGAGTTTTGGCAAGCTTATGGGTATGGCCGAGTGCTGCGGATACAAGGTGAACAGAGTATCCGTTCACAAGTGGCAGAAGCAAATGTTAGGGCATGTCGCTAAAGGCAAAAGTAAACAAGCGGCTTTACATACGGCCCAAACGCTGGCTCCAGACGAAAATTGGCTACGTAATAAACGATGCAGAACTCCAGATGATGGAATGATTGATGCGTTCCTGATTGCTCGTTACTGTTTGACTAAGCGTGCAAAGAGTTTGTAAAATGGGAACATGCAACCCCAACATGCAGACCGAGACCATGCTGAGTTCTCTCCGTCAGCACTTAAGTATTTAGCGACCTGTAGTGGGTATCACGGCAAGGATGGGACATCGTATGCCGCTGAAAAAGGGACTCGGATTCATGAGGCTTTAGAGGTTCGT